TCTGGAAGATCTCATTGCGCTTCTTCTCACCACCGGAGAAGCCTTCGTTGACCGAGCGGCTGGCGCGCCTGTTGTCCAGCCCCGCGCGTTCGCCGATCTTCATCAGCCCCAGCCACAGCGAGAGGATACCCGTCAGGCCGATCGAGACATCGAAGCCCGCGCGGGCGGCGCTAAAGGTGGACGTGACAATCTCGGTGAAGACGTCCGTATCGTGAAAAAAGATAAGCCGGCACGTAGCGACCGCGAAGGCGATCACGATAAAGGCAACCCAGATGTAGTTAAGCGTCATGCCGGACTCAGAGATAGTGTGCCAAAAAGGCAGTCAGTTCGTGTTTGTGGAATCAATTGAACTCGTCCCCGTAGCGGATTTGGGCGTCGGCCATGTATTGCTTGATGCGCTGCTCGTCCGTCTTACGACAGATCAGGAGCACGTTTCCCGACTCCACGACGATGTAATCCTTGAGTCCCTGAATGACGGCCAAGCGGTTGCGATCTTCGATGGCGACGATGTTGTCTTCCGACTCGTAGAGCATGGCGCGGGTCTTCAGCACGGCATTGTTGGCCTCGTCGCGGGGGGCGATGTCGAAGATGGAGCCCCAAGTGCCGAGGTCGGCCCAGCCGAAATCGACGCAACGCATGTAGACGTTGTCGGCCTTTTCCATCACCCCGTAGTCGATCGAAATGCTGGGGCAGAAGGGGAAGTGCTCCTCGATGAAGGCGGCCTCGGCGGGGGTGTTGAACTTCTCGGGGCCGATGTCGAAGCGTGCCGAAATGTCAGGCAGATGGCGACGGATGGCCTCCAGAATGGTGTCGACGTTCCAGACGAAGAGGCCGGAGTTCCAGAAAAATTCGCCGCTGTCCATGAAGACTTGCGCCAGCTCGCGGTTAGGCTTTTCGGTGAAGGTCTTGACCTTGACGAAGTCGCCCTGACGTTCGTCGCTGCTTTGGATGTAGCCGTAGCCCGTCTCGGGTCGGGAGGGTTTGACGCCGAGGGTGACCAGAGCGCGATGCTTGGCCACGAAGTCGAGCGACTTGCGGACGTCGTCGAGGAACTCGTTTTCCTTGAGGATGAGGTGGTCCGAGGGAGCCACGACGATGTTGGCCTGCGGGCAGCGGGCTTTGATGCGGTAGGAGGCGTAGGCGATGCAGGGCGCGGTGTTGCGCCGAGCGGGTTCGGCCAGGATTTGGTCGTCGGCCAGGAAGGGCAGTTGCTCGTGCACCATCCCGACGTAGCGCCGATTGGTGACAATGTAGATGTGTTCCTTGGGGATGATTTTCGCAAAGCGGTCGACCGTCATTTGCAGGAGTGATCGCCCCGTTCCGAAGAAGTCGAGAAACTGTTTCGGTCTGTTTTCGCGGCTGAATGGCCAGAAGCGGCTGCCAATTCCGCCGCCCATGATGACACAATAGTTATTATCCATAGGGTAGGGTTTGATTCTGTGCGACAAAGGAACGTAAAGAAATGGAGATCGATCGGACACTGTCCACGCCTGCGATCGGGAGACGGTTGGGAGGGGTGCGGAGGCTGTTCGGTGGCGTTTCCGAAGGCTCCGAAGAGATTGTCGGGCTCACCGTCGAGGTCGATCCCTTGGTGTACGACTAAAAATGAGATGCGTGCGAACAAATTTTGATGATACGAGAGCTTCAGAACGTCTCGCGTGATCAAATTTTGATGACGCGCGAGTCCTTTTACCTCTCACGCGATCAAATTTTGATGACACGCGAGGTTTTTTATCTCTCGCGTGATCAAATTTTGATGACGTGTGATCAAACTTTGATGACACGCGAGCTTTTTTACCTCTCGCGTGATCAACTATTCCTCGAAAAAGCAGAAGGGCCGATGTCGAAGCAAGTGGACTGATTGTTAGGTGAAAAGGAGTAGATATGCTTTGGGTAGCGTCGAGCGGAAAAGGCAGAAAAGTGCGGATCCGAGCAAAAGTTCAGTTACCAAACCATTACCTTATCTGGTGATAGGTAACGATGGTGCAAAAGCAGGTAACTGAACCTTTCTCGCACACGATTCTTTTATATTGATATACAGCAATCTGCACAGGTAACGGGCGCTTTGAGCCGGGTAATTTTGCCCACAGTTTTCAAAGCGTATGAATGACATGAAAATGAAGGTGTTGCTCTACCTCAAAAAGAGCAGTCGTGACAGGTCGGGCAAGGCACCGATCATGGGACGCATCACGCTGGGACGTTCCATTGCACAGTTCAGTTGCAAGCTGTTCTGCAATCCCGATTTGTGGAACCCGCGCGAAAGTCGGATGGACGGGAAGAGTCGCGAGGCCGTTGAGGTCAATGCCAAGTTGGACAACCTCCTTCTCGCCGTTCAGGCCTCCTATCAATCCTTGCTTGCCAAGGGCTCACCGTTTGACGCAACCGACATCAAGGAGGATTTCCAAGGCAGCGTGCAGAGTCGAACCATGCTATTGGAGCGGTTTAACGGCTTGATCGAGGAAATGAAGGATCACGTCGGTGTAGACATCAAGCAAAATTCTTTGGCCTCATATCGTCAGACAAGAGTGCAATTACAGCAGTTCATTCGAGCGAAATACAAAGTCTCCGACTTGACCTTTTCGCAGCTTACGGAGAACTTCATCAAACAATTCGAGCAGTATGTAATCGGAGAGATAGGTCTGAAACAAAGCACTTGCTACAATATGATTGTCCTTATCAAGAAGGTCTGCAAACGGGCTTATCGAGAAGGAGCGGCAGACTCCTTGCTGTACGACAATGTGCATGTAGACAAGGGAGACAGTCGACTGCCCAAGGCGCTCGACAAGGACGCGTTAGACAAGTTGAAGGCGCTGCGTTTTGACGGTTTGGACGGGGATATGGAAACCTCCCGCGATGTGTTTCTTTTCGCCTGTTATACCGGTGCGGCCTATTGCGATCTGATGGCACTGAACCGTGAGCATCTTGTTCGCGACGATGAGGGCAATCTTTGGCTGAAGTTCAGCAGGCAGAAGACAGGCGTCCTCTGCCGCGTAAAGCTCTTGCCTGAAGCTCTTCGATTGCTGGAACAGCTACACAGCGATGCAAGAGAGACACTGCTCCCTTATATGAATTATGCCACCTATTTGTCTTGCCTGAAAGCAATCTCGTTAAGGGCTGGGCTGTCTTCGTCCATCACCACGCACACTGCTCGGCACACCTTCGCTACGCTCGTCACCTTGGAGCAGGGCGTACCCATCGAAACCGTGAGCAAGATGCTTGGGCATAGCACGGTGCGCATGACCGAGCGATATGCGAAAGTCACTCCCCAAAAGCTGTTTGAAGAGTTTGATCGCTTGATCGCCTTCACCGAAGACTTACACCTGACTATTTAACCACAAAGCACTATGAGAAGTACATTCAAGATCCTGTTCTACATCAACAAACAGAAGACGAAGACAGACGGCAAGACAGCCATCTTTTGCCGTGCCACCATCGATGGCAGAAGTACAGTCATGACAACCGGCGAGGAATGTCTGCCAGATGCATGGAACAGTAGACAGGGTATAACCAGCGAAAAGAAAATCAATCAACGCCTCGCAGCGTTCAGGGAACTTGTGGAAAAGACCTACGCGGAAATGCTTACGAAGGACGGCGTGGTCAGCGCTGAACTGCTCAAGAATCGCTTGCAGGGTGTCGCTGCGGCACCGACTACCCTTTTGACCATGAGTAGGGCGGAGCTGCAATCTGTAAAAGCATGCGTGGGTAAGTCAAGATCTGCGGGCACCTATCGAAATCATACCTATTCAGACAAGATGCTTCGCGAGTGGATAGAAGACAAAGGGCGAAAGGACATGCCCATCCACGCTGTTACAGAAGACTTGTTTGAGGAGTTCCGCTTCTATATCAAAAAGAAGCGGTTTGCTGCAAAGACGATTAATCGACACCTCTGCTGGCTCAGCCGATTGATGTATCGTGCGGTCAGTAAAAGGATCATCCGCTATAATCCTTTTGAGAACGCAACGTATGAAAAGGAAGAGAGGAAGATTCGCTTCTTGCAAAAGAGCGATGTGGCCAAGTTCATGGCGCTGAAAGTGAACGATAGAGAAGCAGAGCAAGCCCGGCAAATGTTTCTCTTCTCTTGCTTCACCGGACTTGCCATTGCGGATATGGAGTGCCTAAAGTTCTCGCACATCCAAACGGCGGCAGACGGACGGAGGTATATCCGCAAGGAAAGGCAGAAGACGGAAGTGGAGTCTATTGTCCCGTTACATCCGATTGCGGAGGCGATCCTTAGCAGATGCCAAGAGGAACAAACGGTGAAAGAGAAAGGTGACTGCCTAATCTTTCCTTGCAGCTGTAGCCGCAGTACGATGAATAACAAACTAAGCACTGTGGGCAAAGCCTGTGGCATCAGGCAACGCCTGTCTTTCCACATGGCTCGTCATACGTTCGGGACGTTGTCGCTCAGCGCAGGCATCCCGATAGAGAGCATCGCCAAGATGATGGGGCACGCGTCCATATCCAGCACTCAGATCTATGCGCAGGTGACGGACAAAAAGATCTCAGAAGACATGGACAAGCTGATCCGGAAGCAACAAGCGGCGTCAGAGTGATTCCTGTATGGCTGGCTTAAGGTGAGAATGTAGACTTTTTTCCTTTCATCGATTAGATCTTACTACATGACTACAACAGGTATAAAGCGATGAAAGAAGCGTGACTGGGGGGAGTTAGGTGTAGTCAAAAAGCCACGCCTTTTCTTAATAAGTGTGTTAAAGTTTTTACACGCACAACTGCTTGATAATGAGTGGTATATTAGGAACTCTACTATGAGGATTCAATGTTGAATACTGAAAAGAACTTCTAAAAATCAGACTCTTATATTGATGCAGTTGCTATGGGTAAGAAGATCAAAGGAAGGAAAGAATATATTGTTGTAGATACACTTGAACTTCCCCATAAAACAAAAGAATGAGGATTTAAGTATTTGTCTATGAGCGAATACTGATTACTCTACTCCCCCAAAGGGAACGAATAGGAAACGAGCAAGGTTCTCTTATCTTCATTGTTTTGCAACATTGCGATATCCCTTACTTCTTATCTGCAAAGATGCTGATTATCCAATGAAAAACGCTTGAAATCGAAGAAAATCATCGCTTATGTCAAACAATTACCTAAGTTCTTTCGTTTGTTAGTCCCTTTTTGTTTTAGCTTTGTGGCTAAATCTACAATTTTAGAAAGCAAATCAACAGATGAAGGCTATAAATAGGATTAAATCAGTATTAGCAGAGAAGCAGGTCTCAGGCAAAAGGCTTGCGGAGGAGATAGGGCGTACAGAAAACACCGTATCTCGTTGGGTGTCTAATAAAGTTCAGCCCTCATTGGAGAGCCTCCTTGAGATTGCCAATGCTTTGGATGTGGATGTGCGAGAACTCCTTAGATCTTCAAAGTAAAGAGTTGATATTATTATTACAGAGAACGCTAAACTTCTCATAATACAAACTTATCGGAAGCCAATGGATAATATGCTAAGCGTGTCAGAAGAGGATATTAAACTCAAATTCATAACTCCTCAGGTTCTCTCTAAGGGATGGGCGTTTGATGATATATCTATGGAAAAAATGGTCAAACTTACGGATGGCAAGATTAACCTTCAAGGCAACCTTGTAGTTCGAAGCAATCCCAAATATGCGGATTATATGCTCTACTATAACAAAGCGACACCAATTGCCATTATCGAGGCTAAAGATGCTAAGCATACAGTTAGTCACGGCTTACAACAGGCTATAACATATGCAAAGATGATGAATATCCCTTTTGCGTATAGTTCTAACGGTCAAGGCTTTCAAGAATTCGACTTCCTCACAGGCAAAGAGAGAAGTTTGAGTATGGAGGAGTTCCCCACGAAGGAGGAACTTTACGAACGCTTTGTCACAGAGAGTCATTCTGGTCAAGGATTGTCGGAGGACGAACTCAAAGTTATTCAGCAACCCTTTTGTGTAGGACAAGACATTTACCCTCCTCGCTATTATCAGAGAAATGCTGTCAACCGCGTTGTAAACGCTGTGGCTCAAGGCAAAAAGCGAATGCTCCTTGTTATGGCAACAGGAACAGGGAAGACTTATACAGCTTTTCAGATTGTGTATCGCTTACTAAAGGCGGAGCTTATAAAGAAGGTACTTTACCTTGCCGACCGTAACGTCCTTGTAGACCAGTCTATTCAGCAAGACTTCAAACCACTAAGCAAGACCATTCATAAAGTAAACTACCAACAAGACCGAGAAGGAGGTGTTACCGCCTACGAAGTTTACTTTGCCTTATATCAACAATTGATAGGTCAAGGAGGGGCAAAACAGTATGAAGAGCTTTTTAAGCCAAAGTTCTTTGATATGGTTATTGTAGACGAGTGCCATCGTGGTAGTGCCAAAGATGACAGCAACTGGAGAGAGGTTCTCGAGTATTTTTCGGGGGCGGTACAGCTTGGTATGACTGCTACCCCCAAAGAGACAGCTTATCAGTCCTCTATCTCCTATTTGGAGAACCACTGTATACTTATAGTCTTAAGGATGGGATTGAAGATGGATTTTTAGCTCCCTTCAAAGTGGTGAATATAACCACAAATATCGGGGACGAATGGCGCCCAACCAAAGGTCAGACAGATATTTACGGGAACGAGATTCCCGATAGAATATACAACAACACGGACTACGATTATAACATCGTTATACAAGATCGCCATCGTGAAGTAGCTGAGCAAATCACTCAGTATCTCAAGCAAATCAATCGCATGGCGAAGACTATTGTATTCTGTACAGATGAGGAGCACGCAGAGCGTATGAGGACGGCTTTAGTCAATGCTAATGCTGATATGTGCAAGAAAAACCCCGATTATGTGGTACGTATCACGGGGAGCGATAGCTATGGGCAGTCTAAGCTCGATTATTTCATCTCTGTTTCAGCTAAATATCCAGTGATCGCCACTACCAGCAAATTGTTGTCAACTGGCGTGGATTGTAAGATGGTCAAACTCATTGTTCTTGATCAGCGCATCAACTCAATGACAGAGTTTAAGCAGATTGTTGGTCGCGGCACTCGAATAAGGGAGAAAGATGGTAAGACTCATTTTACTATTATGGATTTTCGCAATGTCACACGATTATTTGCAGACCCCGACTGGGATGGCCCTATAGAGATAGACGATAGCTTCCCTCCCCAACCAACGTCGAACTCTCCACAGCGGTGTGGCACTTGTGGGCACTTACCTTGTGTGTGTCCCTGTTCGTTGTGCGGTCAGACTCCTTGTGTCTGTCCGCCGAAACCTAAAGCAGAGAAATCCATAGTAGATAAAGATGGCTGTCAAGTTCGGGTGTTGCAAAGTGTTGTCTCTGTTTATGACACAAACGGCAAACTCTTGCGTACCGAGAGTATAACCGATTACACGAAAAGCAACATCAATGACACCTATGCCAACTTGGATGACTTTATTCAGCATTGGAATGCAGCCCAGAGAAAAGGCGAGATAACCGAACTGCTGAGAGACAGGGGGATTGACTTGGAGACATTGAAACAAAAACAGGGCTTAAGCGAAGTCGATGATTTCGATTTTATCTGTCATATCGCTTATGGCAAAAAGCCTCTTACTCGTAGGGAACGAGCTGAACAAGTTAAAAAGCGTGACATCTTCAATAAGTATGGGGATGATGCTCGCAAAGTATTAGAAGCCCTCCTTGAAAAATATACAGTGAGTGGCATTAGCCAACTGGAAGATCCTGTAATACTCAAACTCGAACCCTTCCGACAGATGGGAACGCCTGCTCATATTGCGAAACTTTTTGGAGGTAGGGAGCAGTACTACTCTGCCGTTAAGGAATTAGGAAATTTTATATACAGCATAGCATAAAATATGGCACTCAATAACTTCGTCAAAAGCATTCGCAACATCATGCGTAATGACGCCGGTATTAATGGTGATGCCCAGAGTATCGAACAGATTGCGTGGATGCTTTTCCTAAAAATATACGATGAGAAAGAAAACGATTGGGAGTTTAACGAAACCGACTATAAGTCTTTTATTCCCGAAACGTGTCGTTGGCGCTCGTGGGCAAAAGACGAAGGTGACGGCAACGCTCTAACGGCTGATGCCTTACTCGATTTTGTCAACAATACGCTCTTCCCAACGCTAAAATCTTTAGAAGTTACTCCCGACACTCCTATTCGGAGTGCAATTGTTCGCACTACGTTTGAGGATGCGAATCAATATATGAAAGATGGGGTGTTGCTTCGCCAGATTATCAATGTTATTGATGCCCTTAATCTGGGTAACTATAACGAAAGTCACGCTTTTGGAGAAATCTACGAGACGATACTCAAGGAGATGCAGTCAGCAGGATCTGCAGGTGAGTTCTATACGCCCAGAGCCTTGACGAACTTCATGGCTGAGATCATCGACCCTCAAGTTGGAGAGCAGATGGCAGACTTTGCTTGTGGAACTGGGGGCTTCATTACCAGTTGGCTCAAAGTTCTTGACAAGAAAGTCCAAGAAGCTCAAACAACAGACGCCCAAAAGAAATACTCTGAGTCGATCTATGGGATTGAAAAAAAGCAATTCCCCTATATGCTCTGTGTAACTAATATGCTCCTACATGATATTGAAGCTCCCCTTATCCTTCACGATAATTCGTTGAGCAAGGATGTACTCAACTATACCGATGCAGATAAATTTGATGTCGTACTGATGAATCCGCCTTATGGTGGCAGCGAGAAAAACGACATCAAGCAGCACTTCCCCTCAGACCTATCTTCCAGCGAAACGGCAGATTTGTTTATGGTACTCATTATGTACCGCCTCAAAGAAGCAGGTAGAGCGGCGGTCATTCTCCCTGATGGCTTCTTGTTTGGTACGGATAATGCCAAGTTGGCTATTAAGGAGAAGCTGCTCCGAGAATTCAATCTGCACACAATCGTTCGTCTTCCTGGGAGTATCTTCGCTCCTTACACCAGCATAGCGACCAATATCCTCTTCTTTAGCAATGAGCAAGCAGAGGGAGCCAAAGAGGGATTTTCTACCGACAAGACATGGTTTTATCGTTTAGACATGCCCGATGGATACAAGCATTTCTCCAAGACGAAGCCTATGCGTTCAGAGCATTGCGACCCTCTGAGAACTTGGTGGTATAACCGCACTGAAATAATTAGTGAAGATGGTAAAGACGAAAAGGCTCGTGCCTTTACTGCCTCAGAACTATTAGAGTTGGGTTTTAATCTTGACCAGTGTAAGTTTCCCAAGGAGGAGGAAGAGATACTTGCCCCTGCTGAGTTGCTTGAAAACTATTATAAGCGTCGCTTTGCCCTTGAACATGAGATAGATAAAACTTTGACAGAAGTGCAGCGTATCTTGGGGATAGACATCAACACGACAGAACAATGAGCGAGCTAAGCAATACAGAACACAAAGGAATTGAAGCGCTCGTTCATCGAGTTGCCTCTGTTATCGAAGAGGCTCGTAAGCGCGTACTCACCTCTGTCAACCTTGCAGAGGTGTATACAAAGTACCAGATTGGGCGGTATATTGTCGAAGAAGAACAGCAAGGTGCAGAGCGTGCTCAATATGGGAAGCAACTGCTACAATCGCTCTCCGAGCAGCTCACCGAAAGATTTGGTACGGGCTGGTCGTATGCCAATCTTAAGAACATTCGGCAATTTTATACGGTCTACTCAGAAAGGCTAACCACTGGTTATCCAATTGAGGGAGAAGAGGCATTTCGCCTTTCATGGTCACACTATCTCATCCTTATGAGGGTAGACGACCCTGCTGCCCGAAACTTCTATGAAATAGAGTGTGTACAGCAGCAATGGTCAAAGAGACAACTAAATAGACAGGTGGGTAGCAGCCTATATGAGCGGTTAGCCCTAAGTCGAGACAAAAACGAGGTGATGCGACTATCTACCGAAGGGCAAACGATAGAGAAGCCCTCCGACATCATCAAAAACCCCATCACGCTTGAGTTTCTTGGGCTTAAGCCCGATACCGTTTACACTGAGTCGAAGTTGGAGCAAGCTATTATCAGCAAAATGCAGTCCTTTCTACTCGAGATGGGCAAGGGTTTTCTCTTTGAAGCTCGTCAAAAGCGCTTTACTTTCGATGAGAAGCATTTCTATGTAGACCTAGTTTTCTATAATCGTTTGCTACAATGTTATGTCTTGGTAGACCTCAAAATAGGAGATCTTACACATCAAGCCCTCGGGCAAATGCAGATGTATGTCAACTACTTTGACCGATACATTAAGCAAAACTTTGAGAAGCCTACAGTTGGCATACTTCTTTGTGAATATAAAAGCGATGCGCTTGTGGAGCTTACTCTACCCCAAGACGCAAATATCTACGCATCGGCTTATCAACTCTACCTCCCAGACAGGAAGACGCTGCAAAGCAAAGTCAAGGAATGGGTAGCTGAATTTGAAGACAATCAACTATGACCGCAGACCAATTACGTAAATCAATACTTCAGCAGGCAATACAGGGAAAACTTGTTCCTCAAGACCCGAATGACGAACCTGCATCTGTTCTTCTTGAACGCATTCGAGAGGAGAAAGCCCGTCTTGTCAAGGAAAAGAAGATCAAGAAGGAAAAGAGCCCTTCTATCATCTTCCGAGGTGAAGACAATTCCCATTATGAGAAGTTCACCCTCACAGGCGAAGTAAAGTGCATCGACAATGAGATACCTTTTGACCTACCCAAGGGTTGGGAGTGGTGTAGATTCGGAGACGTGGGAGATTGGGGAGCAGGAGCAACACCTCTAAGAAGCAATCCTGAATTCTTTGGAGGGCGCATCCCTTGGCTCAAAACTGGAGAATTGAATTATGATGTTATTTTTGAGACAGAAGAATATATCACAGAAAAAGCCTTACAAGAATGCTCTCTAAGGCTTTGCTCTCAAGGTGACATTCTAATAGCTATGTATGGAGCTACTATAGGAAAACTCGGAATTGCAGGGATTGAGCTAACCACCAATCAAGCTTGTTGTGCGTGTACTCCTATTCTTTTCTATAACATGTTCTTGTTTTATTATTTAACGGCAAGTAAACAAGTTTTTATAGAGCAAGGAGAAGGGGGAGCTCAACCTAACATCTCTCGAATTAAACTGGTGAGCCATCTTTTCCCCATGCCACCTCTTGCGGAGCAACAACGCATTGTGGCAAAGATTGAAGAGTTAATGCCACTCGTTGAGCAGTACGGCAAGACACAGAGCGAACTCGAAGCACTCAATAGCAATATCCGAGAGCAGCTCAAGAAATCCGTACTGCAATACGCCATAGAGGGTAAACTCGTGCCACAATGCGAGGAAGATGGCATAGCCGAAGACTTACTTGCAGAGATACAAGCAGAGAAGCAACGCCTCTATGCCGAGGGCAAGATTAAGAAGAAAGACCTTGACCACAGCACCATCTTCCGAGGTGAGGATAACAAGTATTATGAGCAGATAGGGTCAGAGATTATGGGCGTTTCCGATGAGATACCGTTTGTTTTACCATGTAGTTGGCAATGGGTTCGTTTTGGTCAAATAGTTAGAATGAGTATCGGCAAAACTCCAGCTCGAGGAGATGTTAGATATTGGTCAAATGTAACAAGGCCTTGGGTATCTATATCTGATATGGTAGATTATGGACACATCAATAATACGAAGGAGAAAATCTCTAATGCTGCGTCATCTTTAATGGGCAGTATTTCTCCAGTTGGCTCTTTATTGATGACTTTCAAGCTCACAGTCGGAAGGACTTCTATACTAAACATTGATGCATATCATAATGAGGCGATTATAACCATCTACCCGTTTATTGATGATGAGTTCGCTTTGAGGGATTATCTTTTCTATACGTTACCTATTTTGTCAAATATGGGAGATTCCAAAGACGCTATTAAAGGGAAGACTCTTAATTCCAAAAGTCTCAATAGTTTACTAATTCCCTTGCCCCCATTAAAAGAACAACGTCATATTATCAAGAGGCTGGAAGAATTATATGCTTACTTATAATCGGGCATATACCCCCCAACCCATAGCATTTGCTATTCTTATTTGCTCTTGATATGGTGGAATGCCCACCAAGAGGGAATAGAATATTTCTTTGTTTAGATGTGGTATAGCTGCACCTTTCTTGGAATTACGAAGCAAATCCTTGTAGAATTGGATAAAGTAAAGAACGTATGGTAGATGCATAGCTTCACTTGCCCAAAGTTGCTTAAAAATACTGCCCATATATCCATCATGTGGCACAACAAAAACTTCACCAGAATTCTCTCCATCTATAAGAATAATGCCCCTTATTCACAAACTTTCATTTGCTCAAATGGTCTCTGTTGGATTTTCCGCACAAATAATTGGCATCAAGGCAAACGTATTGACCTTCTTTCTTTTCTCCATCAATGAGCCTACATATATGAGAAAGTCTAACCACTTCCCATGTGTTTGGAAAGTCGTAATCTGATTCAATTGGGACAGCAGTTTTCGTCTATCTGCTCATGATACTTGCTGCTACGTTATCAATCTTATTAACTATTCGCTCTATTTCTTGATGTGGAGGAAGAGGAATCAGTATGTCTTTTACTTTTGCTATACTAACACCTCCAATTATTCCCGTTTTGTTTTCGTTGAATATATCAAGGAATAAGGGCGACTGAAGGTAGTAGAAAATATATCTTGTAATATTGACAAATGGAGTAAAACAACACAGTTTGTTGCCAAAACATATATCTTGGTTTAGTACTGCAATTTTTCTTCCTGCACTTCCTCCTTCAATACACATTAACACGGAATTATTAGGTGCAATTCTAAATTTTTTTTCATATTTCTTGGGAATTTCCACGCCGTTATTATATGTTATATTATTGTTAAAGTCGACGTCTTTTGTCCCTATATAATACCGTCCTGTTACGTTTGTATATTTTGTTCGTTTTTCTGTTTCGCTGATACTATTCCCTGTGTAGATGTCTGAAACGACAGAGAGTCTTGTCCATTCCCAGCCTTGAGGAGCATCAAACGGTATTTCATTGTCTATACAAATAATTTGATTTCCGACCTTCTCAAAATACTTGTTATCCTCACCTCGGAAGATGGAGCTGTGGGCAAGGTCTTTCTTTTTGAGCTTGCCCTCGGCATAGAGGCGTTGCTTCTCTGCCTGTATCTCCCGCAGGAGGTCTTCGGCAGTACCATCTTTCTCGTATTGTGGCACGAGTTTACCCTCGATGGCGTATTGCAGTACGGATTTCTTGAGCTGTTCTCGGATATTGCTATTGAGTGCTTCGAGTTCGCTCTGTGCTCTGCCGTACTGCTCTACAAGAGGCATTAGCTCCTCAATCTTTGCCACAATGCGTTGTTGTTCTGCAAGAGGAGGGAGAGGAAAGGGTGTGTCGATTATCTTAGCAACAGAAAGCCCTGGTTGCGCCGTTGCTGTTGAGTATTGATTCAGATTTAATGCCGTTAAAATATAATACATGAAAAGAGGAGTTATGATTCCCCAAGAATCAACTATCACGGCATGTTCTGTTGCATAAAACCGACCGACTTCAATGTTCAAGCAACCACAAAGGACTCCTTGACGCCCAACTATAGAGAAATGCCCCTCTGTATTGTAAGTCTTTACATATCCTCTCAATCCATTGCCTCCAATACATCTATATTGGTATTCCAGATTCTTCTCTTCTGAAATTTCAGAGGCTGAAATGTTTTTCCCCGCTTGCATCTGGCATATATCCTTTATCCGACACCACTCCCAGCCTTTGGGCAGGTCAAAAGGTATTTCATCATCGATACACTTGACCTCGCCTGTGAGGGTGAACTTCTTATAATGGGAATTAGGCAAATCTCTTCTATCATACATGAGAGAATGATTTTTATAAGACATAAGCTTATTGATATGATAGAAAAATTCGAGATCGCTCTCAGAGAGAGCAACATGGCGGAGAATACAATTAGGGCTTACATCTATGCTGTAAATGACTACTTCTCCAAATACAAGACGCTGAACAAGCGAAATCTGCTTTTATACAAGACTAATATCATTGAGCAGTTTAAGCCCAAGACCGTGAACCTACGCATACATGCTCTTAATAAGTTTTTGGAGCAAGTTGGCAAGCCCAAGCTTCGCTTAAAATCAGTCAAGGTACAGCAACGCTCCTATTTGGAAAACGTAATCAGCCAAGCTGATTACATCTTCTTCAAAAAGAAACTCAAACAAGAGAAGAATCTAATGTGGTACTTTGTAGTGCGTTTCCTTACCGCGACAGGAGCTCGTGTTAGCGAGCTCATTCAAATTAAAGTCGAGCATGTTCGTATTGGTTACTTTGACATCTACTCCAAGGGAGGAAAGGTTAGACGGTTATTTATTCCCAAGCGTTTAAGAGATGAGGCTGGGGTGTGGTTTGAAGAAACTCAGCAAACCACTGGATACATCTTCCGTAACCGGTTTGGAGAGCGTATCACAACACGAGGAATAGCTCAGCAACTCAAAGATTATGCTGAGCGTTATGGACTCAATGTAAATGTTGTCTACCCCCACTCTTTCCGTCATCGATACGCTCAGAACTTTTTGGAGGCATTCAACGATATTGCTCTATTAGCAGACCTGATGGGACATGAAAGTATCGAAACCACTCGCATATACCTCCGTCGCACCGCCAGCGAACAACAGGCGATTGTAGATAAAGTCATTACCTGGTAGTCTGCTGGGCTTAAAAACTTATCGTTTGCTTCTTCACCTGCTTCTGCAAGCCAATGTATTCTGAAAGAGCTTCGAGGTTATAGGCCTTTGTTGAGCAGTGGACATTGAGCGTCCTGAGGGCTTCGTTATAGAGAAAGTGTCAATCTATGCATCAAAGCCAAGATACTGGAGAATTCTCGTGGATAGAGTTCGGCAGGTTTATCTTTTGTGATGACCTTAAAGGCTTCGCCCAAGAGCCTTGCTCGGACAAAGTCGCTCTTCGTCTTTGCTTCCGACTTTTGGTATAGCTCGATGATCTTCTGCTGGTCTTCGAGCTTGGGTATTCTGATGTGCCATCTATCCCATTGTGGGCAGGTGTCACATCTGCCGTCTGGCTTGTTCTGTTTCATCTTTTCCACCGTATTGTTATCACGACTTTGGAGTAACCCTACCCCGCCCGGCTGGGGGCAAGGCGTTTTGTAGCACAAAACGGTTTTTGTGGCACAAAAACACACCTTGCCGGGCCCCAGAATAGGAGGTGCCCGTACCCTGAACACTTGCACTCAATACACGCAAGTGACACGGAGGGCATC